CCTCTGTCATTAGCCCATACAATATCGTCTTCCTCGAAATCTGCCTTGCAATTCTCGCAGGTGTACTGATTCATAGTCCACCTACTAAGCACTCTGACATAGACCCGATACAGATTCCATTCTCTGTCCACCAGAATCCTGTAATCATAAACCAGATTAACGCCCCGATACCTGTAAGAATAAAGAGTGCTCGCACTTGCTTGCCTCGCTTGTTAAGTTTCATAACGTCACCTCTTCAATCATTACATCTTCGTATCCGCCTCGGATATAATCATTGGCTAACTGTCGTGCCTCTTCTCGGTTAAGATAGAAAGCATTCAACTCGCTACCCCCTACCCATACGCTGTATGTTGTACTCATTCTTCTTCTCCTGTCTTGTGTAGGTATCCGCCCATCGTAGACATCAACCCTGTGTGGATTACAATATCTCCCGCACTATCTACTGTCAATCGTGCGCCCTGCATATTCTCTGAGACCCATTCTTCTAGGTCTTGAATCGTGTCTACCTCTGTGAGATTCATACTGCTAACTCCATACTCTCGGCGATGGCTCGGCGTACATAATTCTGATGCTTGCTCGTGGTAACGCTGAACTTCTGCTCGACTACATACCACCCCTGCTCGCCATACCAAGCGATAGGTGTGCCATATGAGAAGACCACATAGCGGGCTACCGCGTCTCGCAATTTGGCAGACTCTTCAGGGTCTAGTCGCCCCGTAGATGGGGTGAACTTTACATAACTACCCGATAGGGCAGACGCCTTGAAATCCTGCTGCGTTGCGATAAAGTGAATCGCGTCTCGTTGATTCATCTGCTTCATTTACTTTTCTCCTGTCTTGATGCTCATTACATTAGCGACGAACTTAATTTTCTCCGCTGTCTTGCTAGTGTTAAGGGTTTCAATCAACTTATCTATCTCGTTAATATCTGTGGCGAAATTGTCTACAGATAAGAGGCGAGACCCCTGCCATACTGCGTATGTGATTTCCATTTGTTTTTCTCCTGTCTAGTTGGTTGGTTTAATTGTGGTGCAAGGTGCTGTCGCGTGTCAATAGTTTTTCGTGTGAGATACATCACATCGCTGTGATTAGCACCGCCTCGCGGTCATACATCTCAAGATAATCTCGTGCCACTTTTGCGCTTGAGAATTCAATCCTAAAATCCACGTCACGATTAAAGGTGAATCTTCCCGCCCTCCATTTGCCCGCGCTAACCTTGTAGATGTAGTAAGTATCGTGTGCCCTCCCGTCGAATGCTTGCTGATATGCCTCTCGTGCGCTTGTCTCCCACTTCACCCTCTAACCCCCTCAATCTCATATGCGACTTCACTATCTAGTGACCGCATCTCTTCGATGTATCCCACGTTATAGTTTATGTATCGTTGCAGGTCTGCGACTGTATCGAACTCCATAACCGCCCTGTATCCGTCTCCCTCGCGCTCGTTGCGCTTTACGATATAGAACTTCATCATTCGCCCTCTTCCATCTCGCTAATTACTTCATAGAATAGGTCTGTGTAGTAGAGATATAGGTCTAGGCTCATAAGGTTGATGATGTCAATCTCCCCGCCTTGCGGTAGATGTGCGTGCCCCTGGTTATCGTACTTCCCTGGCATCGCTTGCCACTTCTCTATAATCTCGTTATTATAAATCGGTAGGTAGCCGTCTATCCACTCGTGTTGATTATCGCGAATCTCATCAAGGGTGATGTACCCCTTAGCGATTTCGCCCGCGAACTCATCGCGCATCGCCTTTTTAATCGTCTCGCTCATCATTCCTCCCCTATCTGTAGTTGTCGCGTAGGTCACTAGGTACTTTGTAGAAGTTATCCGCATCTTGAGATACTGTAATCCAAAAGCGGTCTTCCTCTTCGCCGTCATCTCCCGATTCTGTAGAAAATACTTCTGCAAAATCGTCTATTTGATAGCGTCGAATCTTGCCATTCTGCACGTCGCCGATGCAGATTTCCCTATCTCCTAGGGTTTCGTCATATTCGATGGCATCTTGCAACGCCTCGATAAGTTCATTTATCGTCATCTCTAAGCCTCCTGCCTAGTCTTGCAAGGTAGCGATTTGCCACCCGTGCCCCGCTAGCGTCTCGCACGCTGTGCCCTTCTGTCAAGGGTGCGGGGCGGTGATTTACATCACACTATCCTTGTGCGCCTTTCCACGCACTACCCTCGCCATAACCGCATTCTTCTAAGAATCTGTGTCGGTCAAAACGGGGGTTCATCGCCTCTAATTGGCGGGCAAGCCCTGCTGTGATTATGTCTGCTGCATTCTTTCCTAGCGGGTCAAGGTTTTCTCTATCCACGAAGATTGAGCGGGCAATGAGTTCGTAATCCTTGCGGGTCATAATTCCTCCTGTGTTTGATTGAGTTCGCTATTGAGTTATGAGAGAAACTTATCCCACACTTTACGCCTTGTCAAGCATTCCTTGAGCGTAAGTTTGTGTGAGTTACATCACATTATCGGGGGTACACGGGGGTATCTGTATAAATCGGACATATGCGGACAATCACATCATTGAGCGAATGTCAAGAGATTAGCCCTGTGATTTAGGTCACATTATCGGATAGCGGGTCAATGCCATATATATTTATAAGGTGTAGCGACTTCCCCAATATGTTACCGATGAGTAACTTACGGGGTATCTATGTTACCCGATTCTAATTTGAGTAACTTACTCGCGGGTAATATTACTGACGGGTAGATAGTCGCTCAACATAAGTTTATCCACAATTTATTTATTACCTGTGGATAACTTCCTTTAACGTTAGGTATAGGTAGAGAGTTAGACATATAGTGGCGCGATGTCTAGGTCTAAAGGTCAGGTAGAGGGTTAGACATTTGACCCTAGGTTGATTAACGTACGTGCATATCAATACTGTACTGTCATTCCAAATATTTCTGTTATATTCGCCCTGGCTCTGACCAGGGCTTTTATATATATTAGCCCCCTTATATAAATATATTTATATAACAGTGTTCGGTTTTACCCGTTCCAACGGGTTATCTTATATAGCAAGAACTTATTAAAGTTCTAGCGAACTTCGCTTCGCTAGGGCTTCGCTCGTTCGATATAATATATAAATATCGAACCTACTTCGTAGGAATGCGCCAGAGTTATGCCGTTATTTTATAGGCGTGATAGGTGTTATATTTTGCCCCAGAGGGGCACAGGATTGGACAACCTAATGGGACGTAAAGCAGGCAAGCAGGATATGTCCAAGAAGGAAGCCCAGGAGCGAGTTCTCATCCAACTAGCCCAGGGCAACACCATCACTGGGGCTATGGGTACCGTCAATCGTAATGACACCACCTTCCGCCAATGGGTGATGCAAGACCCTGAATTTAAGGAACGCTCCGAGAAAGCCCGATTAGAGGGCAAAGGCGTCAAAGCGGACTTAAAGGAACTTAAGGACATCGAGTTCCCTGACTTCTGTGAGCAGTTCCTAGACACCAAACTTTTCCCCCACCACCTCAACTGGTACGATATGATTGAGGGTCGGGAACCTAGGTGGCTACATCCCGCTATGACCTACGAGCCAGCGGCGATGAACCGAATCCTGATTAACGTTCCACCTGAGCACGCCAAGTCTACGGTCATCACGACCAACTACGTGGTCTACCGAATTGTGACCAACCCCAACACTAGAGTCATTATCGTCTCTAAGACTCAGGGTATGGCTCGTAAGTTCCTAGGGGCAATCAAGACTAGACTTTCACACCCTGCCTACACCAAACTACAGGTTGCCTTTGGACCTAATGGTGGATACAAGGCAGATGCCACCCAGTGGCAAGCAGATATGATTTACCTAGGTACAGGTCGAGACTCAGGCGAGAAGGACCCAACGGTCCAAGCCCTCGGTATCGGTTCCCAGATTTACGGTGCTCGTGCTGACTTGATTATTGTCGACGACGCGGTTATGGGTAGCAATGCCCACGAGTGGGAAAAACAGATGGACTGGCTTCAGAAGGAAGTTATCACCCGTCTTGGTCGTCACGGTAAGTTGATTATTGTCGGAACCAGAGTGGCACCGATTGACCTCTACAAGATGTTGCGTGACCCAGGACAGTGGAGCGGTGGCAAGTCCCCGTTCACCTACTGCGCTATGCCAGCCGTCCTTGAGTTTGATGAGAAGCCTGCTAACTGGAAAACACTCTGGGCTAAATCAGACCAGCAAGAAAACGAATTGGACGAGCCTGATGAGAACGGACTTTTTCCCAAGTGGGACGGACCTTCTCTCTTTACGCGCCGCTCTGAAGTCGCACCCTCTGTCTGGGCTATGGTCTACCAGCAAGAGGATGTCCAAGAAGACAGCATCTTCTCACCTTTGTGCGTGCAATCTTCTGTCAACGGAATGCGAAAGCGCGGACCACTAAAGGCAGGAGTGCCTGGACACCCTAAGCATTTAGAGGCTACCTACACAGTTATGGGTCTTGACCCTGCTATGGCAGGAGCCACAGGTGCAGTCATCTGTACATACAACCGAGCCGATGGCAAGATTTACGTTCTGGATGCGGTCAATATGACTGAGCCAACACC